ACACAAGAGGCAGCGAATATGTGGGCTTACTTTGGATATTAAATAACAGGAAATGGCAAAAAGAATAAAAACTAATAGAGAAGTAGATGGAGGCCAAAATCTCTATGTAGGAGGAAAGCCTAGTTTAAAAGTATCTAAATCTTTGAAAGAAAAGTCTGACTTTGCACATAGCAAAGATATAATGGACTACTTTGTAGCACAGACTAATCTAGAAACTGCCGGTAATAAAACTGGAGATAATAACAATACAGACTTATACACATTGTATGATGCTTATAATAATATCTTTAGTGATACTTTATTTGAGTATGTAACTAACCCTCTATCTTCTAGTAAAAGTGAACATCAATCTTGGCCCGCAAGAATTAGACCTTATAGTATTCTCAGACCTAATTTAGATCTGCTGTTAGGAGAATTTGAAAAGAGACCTAAAAACTTTACTATTAATGTAAACAATGCTGATGCTGTTAATAGAGCAGAGGAAAGTATTAAACAAGCTGTAGTATCTTCTTTAGAACAAATGTTTTATAATGAAGTGGAACAGCAGATGGCTCAACAAGAAGGTCAAGCTCCTCCTCAACAAGAAAAGCCTCCTTTACCTCAAAATATAAAGAACGCTACTTTATCTACTTATAAAGATTCAAGAGCTGAACAAGGAGAGATAATGCTTAATCAGTTAGAAGATGATTTGCATGTTAAAGAAGTGTGGTCTGATATGTTTAAAGACTATACTATAACAGGAGAAACATATTCTTATAAAGATGTAGATTGGGATGAGGTAGTATATGAAAGAGTATCGCCAATAGACATTGACTATGATAAATCCCCCGGAAACAAATATGTAGAAAAAGCTTCTTGGGTAGTAAGAAGAAAGTACATGAACCCTACTGATATAGTAGAAAAGTTCTGGGATGAATTAAAACCTAGTGATATAGATGACCTGGAAGATTCTGATCAGGCCACTCCTTATTCTTCAGACTATTTTAATTCTTTATTTGGCAATACTTATAAGATAGAAGAAGACCTTAAGAGAAGTAAAATACCTGTTTATCATGTAGTATGGAAGTATTACACTAAAGTAGGATTCTTAACTTATATAGATGAAATGGGACAACCTCAAGAAATTGAAGTTCCTGAAGGATATAAACCAGATAAAGAAGCTGGAGAATCTGTAGAATGGGTTTGGGGTATTCAATGGTGGGAAGGCTGGAGAGCAGATGTTGAGTTCACTAGTAAAAAAGACGGATTAAAAAATAAAGGAGGACTGTATTTAGGCATTGGCCCTACACAAGTACAAAGAACTAAAATGAATAATATGTTCAGTACTGCAGGTCCTTATAACGGATTTAGGTTTTCTGACACACACTCTAGGAATGTATCATTAGTAGAAATAGGTTTACCTTATCAGATACTATATATCATCTTACACTATAGACTTGAGATGACTATAGCTAAGTCTAAAGGTAAAATAGCGTTACTAGATATTAATACTATTCCTGATAAACTAGGAGAAGAGAAGTTCTTCTATTATGCAGAAGCTAATGGCTTTGCTATGATTAATAGAAATCAGATGGGAGTTGATAAAACTTGGAATCAATACCAAGTACTTGACTTAGATCTATTTCAAACTATTAATAACCTTATAGGTATCCTAGATCAAATTAAGAATGAGTGGGATGATGTATTAGGTATTACTAGACAAAGAAAAGGACAAGTAGCTGCATCAGAAACAGCTTCTGGAGTAGATGCTGCTAGGTATCAGTCTTCTGTAATCTCTGAAAGATATTTTACTAAGTTTGATGACTTTATAAGGATTGAAAGACAAGGACTATTAGACTGTAGTAAGTTTGCTTATATAGATGGAAAGAAGGCTCTTTACTATTCTAATGATGAAAGAGCAGCTATTTTAGATTTAGATCCGGCTACTTATATGGAGTCTGATTTTAATGTTCACATAGTCAACTCTTCTAAAGATTTGGAAGATATGCAGTTGATGAAACAGCAAACTGCTGCTTTTGCTTCTCAAGGTCAAGACCCTCTAGCTATTGCTGAAATAGCTCAAGCACATAGTATTTCTAAACTGAAGAATATCTTGAAAGAGAATCAGCAGAAAGCTATGGAAGCTGGACAACAAAATCAGCAAAGTGAACAAGAGGCTGCTGAAAGAGCTATTAAAATAGAGCAAGAGTTTAAGCAAATTGAACATGCTTTTGAAATGGAATTACAAGAAGCTAAGTATAATAGAGAAGAAGCACTACTTCATATTAAAGGACAGTATGAACTTGCTGATACTGATACTCCAGGAGATGAGTTAGATCCTTTAGCAGTTCAGGCTAACACTATTAAAGCTGGAGAAGTAGCTGATAAAACTAACATAGAAAGAGAAAAGCTTATATCTGCAGAAAAAATAGCTAAAGATAAGAATGATGTTGAAAGACATAAAGCAGAGGTTCAACTTAAAATAGCTAAAGAAAATAAAAATCAATATGATAAACCTAAAGCCAAGTAACTCTTAAGAATAAAAAAGTAATTGTACTATATAATACTTCTTAAGAGGATATAATAGAATAAGAAAAGAGAAAGAAATAAAGTTTAATTTTTAATATTTACATCATGACACAACTTAAGGAAGAAAATGAGGGTATTCCTTCATTAGCTGATTTTACAGAAAGTTCTTTATTAGATCAAATAAAGGACAAAGAAGTAGAAAAAGTAGAAGAAGTAAAAGAAGAAAGGAAGGATGAAAATCCTGAAGAGAAACAAGCCAGAGTAGAGGCTGAAGAAAAAGAGAAAGAAGAAGAAGAAAAAGTACGTCTTGCAAAAGAGCAGGAAGATGAACTTACTGGAGAAGAAAAAGAAAAAGAAGAAGAGGAAGATGAAGGTGAAGGTTCTTTTTGGGATGACGTAGATGCACTCACAGGAAATACTTACGAAGTAGATTACGGTGATGTTGACCCAGATTCTCCTGAAGGAGCTGTTATAAGGGAAGAAACAGTAGCTAAAACAGCTATTGAATCCAACTTAGCTTACCTTGAAGAAAAATTCCCCGAAGGCTTTAAAGCTTTAATGCATGTATCAAATGGAGGAGAAATCAAAGATATATTGACTCCAGATACTGTAGACTATAAAAATTTTACAGTAGAAGAAGAAGATACTGATAAGCAAAAAGACTTTATGAAAAACTTTTATATGGAGAAAGGTTTTTCAGAAGCCAAGGCTATGAGGAATGTAGAGGATGATGAAGATTCTGAAGAAGGTCTTTTTGAAAACTTTACTGCTGCTTTAAAAGAAAAGCAAGATGCACAAGAAGCTGCTTCACAAGCTGCTTTTGAATCACAAGCACAAGCTAAAGCTGCTCAAGAAGCTAGAGATAAATCTTTTGGAGAAAACCTTTCTAACATTATTAATACTGGGAAAGTAGGTAACTTCCAAGTAGATAAGAAAGATGCAGAAGAGTTTTATAACCATGTTCTTTCTAATGTGCAGAGACAAGGTGAAAATTATGTACTCTCTTTACCTTTAACTAGTGACAACCTTCAAACTCAATTAGAACAAATGTTCTTTGGGTTTAAAAAAGGAGATCTATCTAAGTTTGTAACAACTACAGCTAAGACAGAAAACACTAAAAGATTGAAAAGAAGTATGAGGAAAGATAAGACGGAAGAAAGTTCTTCAGAAGATGGTAAAAGAAAACGAGGTTCTAAACTTCCTACATTAGGAGCTTTTGAATCAAATTAAAATATAAGTAGCAAAAGAAAAATATTTAAGTTAAACTTTAAAACTAAAGATTATGGCCCAGAGTGGTAGAAGTAACAAATTTAGGTTTCAGGTACACCAAGATATTTTTGATGGTAAAGATTTGTTAGATGAACAAAACTTCTATCACCAACGATATGGAAGTCCTGATGAATTGTCACAAAAGTTAACATGGCTTTTAGGAGACTCTACTCGTAGATTCCCTCTAGCAATGTCAACTATGGGAGATGTAGTATCTCCTAATGGTTTTAAGACAACCAATTCCAAAGTAAAAGAAATGAAGGACATTCAGTTCACTTATCCTGTGATGAGTAGATTGAATAAAGCTTTATCAGTAGCTACAACTATTACAACTGCTGATTTAGGTGCTGGTGGTAAGACGTTTACGTTGAACTTCACAGATAACTGGGCAAAGCAAAACTATATGATTGAGTCTCCATTAGGAGTTCAAGCTTATATTTTAGCTCCAGGTGAGCCTAATGGTTCAGGTGTAGGTTATGATTACCTATGTCAGCTTAATGCTGTTTCTGATAAGAATGTGATTCCTCTAAGTGAATTAGTAGCCGGTACTCTTTGGAGTGAGTTGAACACATTCAATGCTGAGTCTGAATCTAGAGGTACTGCTTTTAAGCGTGTAGCTCCAGGTAAATTCAAGAATCAGATGTCTATTATTAGACTATCTCACCAATGGGCAGGTAACTCTGCTAACAAGGTAATGCCTATCAGAATTGCTTCTGAAGGAGGTAAGAGTCTTGAGTTATGGATGGATTTTGAGCACTTCCAGTTTGAGAGAGCTTGGTTAGAAGAGTGTGAGCACATGTTCTGGTACTCTAGGTACAACAGAAAAGCTAATGGTACTATTGAACTTAAAGACCTTCTTACTGGTAAGGTAATCCCTACTGGTTCAGGTATTCTAGAGCAGATTAATAACTACTCTACTTATAGTTCACTTACCTACAATTACCTACAGAATACTGTAGCTAATGCTTTATTTGGACAAAGTGATACTGATGGCATGTCTATCACACTTCATACAGGTAGAGGTGGTATGCGTGAGTTTGATTCTGCAATGAAAGAAGCAGGTATCACTCAATTAGCTCTTGCTGATGTTGGAGAAAAGTTTATTGGTGGTTCTAACTACAACTTGGTATCTATGGGCTTCTTTGATGCCATGTACCATATTGATGGTTATTATATTAAGGTTAAGCATAATGCTATCTTTGATTATGGTCGTAGAGCAGTTAAATCTCCTCTTCACCCAGAAACTGGCTATCCTTTGGAGAGTTACAGAATGGTATTCATTGATGATGGTATGTATGATGGAGAAGCTAACCTACAAATGGTGGCTGAACAAGGAAGACGTTTCTTACATGGTGTAGTACCAGGTTTGAGTCCTCTACCTCGTCAGTATAAGATTCTTCAGGGTGTTAGCTCTGGATCTTCTATTTCTGGAAGTAATCTTGCACTATTAGCTACTGATGTAGATAAGAGTTCTTACCACAGATTGATGGTAGGTGGATGTCAACTACGAAGAGGTAATACTTCGTTGCATCTTGAGTGTATTGCTGGTTTATCAGCGTAAGAGATGTTTTAAGATTCTTTTTCTTATAATGTGTCAGAAGACCCTAAGTGTTAATTCACTTGGGGTTTTCATTTTTATGGCTATATTTGAACTACATTAAAAGATAAAGAAAATGGCAGAAGTATTGCAAAGAAGTAAAATAGTTACTCTACACAGACAATATGGTTTTGTAGAAGAGCAGACTAAAGATCCAGAAGTTAAAGCCTATTTAGATATGGCTTATAAAGCAGTAGGTTCTTATTCCAAAACTGCAGGAGGCCCAGCAGCTTCAGGAATGACTAGAGCAGAGGAACAGGCTATCATGCCTGAAATTACAGGAGTTTATCCTACAGATGGTAGAAAAGAATTTGCAGATTCTGTAAATAATTATTTTAAGAATTTTAATACTAAACTTCCACCTGAAGGTTTAAAATTAGAAATAGGGTTAGAGCACCCTGACCTTCCAGTAGGCTATATGAATAAACTGGAAAGTGGTCAACCTGATGTTAATGGTCCTATTAATCTTCCTATTAATCCTTCTCAATACATAAAATGGAGACATGCTGTAGGACATCCTTTATGTGCTCCTGATAAAGATACTGCTGAAAAATATCAGCATGTACAATGGTATATCCAAGATGAAGATGCTATAGTACAAGCTACTACTGCTCTCAATAAGCTTGAGGATGCAGCTAGAAAAGAATACTTCAAAGTAATTGAAGATAAGGCTCTTGTTATTCAAGTACTTACAATGTTAGGTGTACCTAATGCTAAGAAGTTGGATTCCTCTACAGCAGAGATTTCTCTTAAAGGCTACTCTACTATTGATGAAACAGTAGGAGAAGCTACAAATGAGAAGAAGCTTAGAAGATTCAAAGAAGTATGTACAGATAAAGAACTTGCTATCAAATATGATATTATGCAATTCATTGGTGCAGGTATTTTTGAGCAAGTAGGTACTAGGATTCTTATTAAAGAGTCTAGTGAGCAGATAGGCATAAACATGAAAGAGACTGCTAAATGGATGCAGGATAAATCTAATGTTCAGCTTATAGGTGCATTCAAAGCACAACTAGAAGAATTTGGTGGTGGTAAAATGGCTTCAGCAGAATGAGGTTAATTAACTATAAACCAGCTAAAAACAATGTATTACTTGAAGAAGTTAAAGTAGCTTCTTCAGGTTCTATTGTTTTACATCAAGAAGTTTCTGTAGGTTATTACAAAGTAATAGACGTTGGCCCTTTGTGTCAAGAAACTTCAGTAGGAGATTTTGTTTTATCTGCATTACAGATGGGAACAGAATTAACTTTTGTAGAAGGTAAAAGACTTCAAATACCGGAACATGGTATTGATGGATATTATACTCCTTCAAATGAGGAATTAGAGAATCCTGTGCCTATATTTACTTCCTCTTCTACTGATGAAGAAGAAGAGCTTAATGTTATAGATTCTTCTAGTGATGGAGGAAATAATGATTTAAGTCAAGAATTAGGTATAAGAAACCAATAAATAAAAGGATATGAGGTCAGCATTAGAGTTACACAAAGAAGTTATACAAGGTCTTCAAACTGTAGATGCTTTCTCTCAGGATATGTTTTTACCTGAAGAGTTTGATCTTCATTTAAATAAACAACAAGATAGTTTTCTTGCTGAGTTATTAGATGGTGGGTTTGCTGATAGGCAACTTAGGTTAGACTATGTTCAGGATGTTATTGTAAAAAATAAAGAACTCCCTGTATTTAATAGCCCCACAGCTTTCTACTATGAGAGTGGGGCTATTAATGCTTTTTTACCTGGGGATTATAAACACTTAGTTTCTTGTAGGGCTAGTGTAAGAGCTAATACAGATTGCTCTACTATTACAGAAGTAGAAGAAGAGTCTGATTTTTATTATCATATACTTAAACTAGATACTAATGCTAGTTCTCCTCCTTACTATGATAAGGTAGAGTTAATTCAAATTAATAATACTCAAGCTGATGTTGTTCTAGCTAGTGTAGAATCTCCTTCTGATTCTTCAGATGATACTTATCTTATAGTTAGAAATCTTTTAGCTAAAGCTAATAAAACTGTTAATGATGTAGAAATTTATTGGGAAAAATACTCTGGTCCAGAAAGACAAGGATATATTGAACCTAATAGTTTTATTATAGCAGCTAGTGAAAAAGCCATTTTTAATAACCCAGCAGTAAATTCAGCGACTTATTATAGATTAGATGTTACAGTAGGAACAGTAACTACTTCTACATCTTCATATCTTCAACAAGATGTTAGACCTGTACAAACTTATACAACAGCTTTTCTAAATACCTTAACTGATGGTAAATTTGTTCCTACGGCATTACTAGATAATAAAGAACTGTATGATAGAAATCAAAATGCTTTTTATCATACTAAAGCTAAAGAACCTCATACTTCTTTAGCTGAAGGAATACTTTTTACTTATTATACTGATGATTTTATTATAGATAAGTTAGCAATAGATTACATTAGAGATCCACAACCTATTTCTTTAGCTGAAGATCAGGGCTGTGAACTTTCTATCTCTGCTTCTCATATTATAGCTAATAGAACTATTGAGTTTCTAAAACTAGCTATTGAGAACCCAGCTTATAGAGAAGTACTTCAACATAATGAGATGAGAAATCAATCTTAAGTAAGTATTAGTGCTATAATAACTGGCAACCCCCAATATACTTTCTAGAGGCCACTTATAATTTATTTTTAAGTCTTAATTTGGAGACTTAATGAAGAAATTTAACAAATAAATTATAATTTAAAATATTAAAACTATGGCTGATCTCGGAAAACGCTATTCAAGAAACTTAATGGGTATTAATGCAAGTGGTGCTGTTACTGTAACACATGCTGCTGCTTTACCTGCAACTGAAGGACATACTGCCTTTGAACAAACTACTCCTGCTGGTGTAGTAACTTATGAAGATGGTACAAATCTTGAAGTTGCTAACTCTTACAGACTTATACAACTACAAGATGGAAACATCAGAGCCTCACAAGCTTTTTTAGGAAG